TCTTGAAACAGTGGTGAAAGAACCGAAGTTCAAACAACCGCTTGGTGGGCAGGTCAATGGCGGCCTCAAATGACTTGTGGTCACCCTTCTGAACAATGCTGGTGAAATCTTCCATGTCACGCAGCATCTCGGCTTTCTGCTCCACAGTCCTGTGTTTGACAAAGCCGGACAATTCAAACACAACTTGCTCCAGCAGGTGAACGTACGGGCCAAATTCTGCCTTGAACTCCTTGGGGCGAGACATGATGATACGGTTGGCCTTGTATTCATCATAGGACTCATCCTTACTGAAGCACTTGGCATTGCGATAGTTTGGGCCCATATCTGCTGTGTCATGTTCGGCTGCGGCTCGCCTCAGCTCATCCTTCTCGCGTGTGTTGTAATGACTCGCAGCAAGATATTCCTCAAGTGATGCCTCAGCAGTCCAATCAACAGGCGGAACATTGGCCACCAGAAACTGATCAACCATCTTGACAATGAGCGCAGCCTCATCCCTACTACGTGGGTTGGGACGACTACCGGCGCGCTTCAATTCACCAAACAACGTGCTGAGCGGATCATGTGGATCAGGTCGGGGCCTAACTGCACCCCAAAACCGTATCGGACCAAACACACCAACCACTTTGCGATCACAAATGGCTGGATTCACTGTTGCCGACATGTTCGCCTTGAACACGGTTTCGGGCACCGGGCCCCACTCACCGATACGATAGCCGTACTGCACAGGATGTGCAAACAGCAACGGCATGACGCAGTGGACACCCCATGGCACATTGCGGTCCTTCAATTCAATCATCAATCGGGCAGCCAACTGGGCTGTATCATCAATCACATTCATTAGCCCAGGACCAAGCATGGTCACCCAACGCCTGTCAATGTTGATAGTGTGGAACCGCCGTGCTGCATGTTCAACTGTCATGACAATATCATCCACAGCCATACCTGAAATGGCTGGTGCGAACAATTGTTGAAACGTCACCAACTCGATGAAGATCGGGTAGATGGCGTATCTCCGCAGCGGCACATGAGGCATGCGCCACATCGCGGTCAATGTCCGCAGCCATAACCAGGGCCGGATGAGTAGCGGCCATGGTACGGCTGGCGCCCAGAAGCACACAAACCCGGGATGAATTTGCGTCTTGTGCTTGAGCTTCT